AGAACATTATATACATAAGTTAGCACTTACTAACATATATTATATATATGTATTAAAATTGCTCTGCAATTTCTATGCCAGTGGTAAATAAACAACAGCTTCGCTGTTAGTTGCCGAAGGCAAATACTATGCCAGCCAATTCATGCATAGCATGGAGGGGAGTAAGGGGGGTAGGGGGGATGTTCTTGTTGCATAAAGACCCATAAAAATCCCTCACAATTTTTTCTGTACACATTGGTAACATATATGCTACTCTGTATATATTAAATATTTCCCACCCACCCGCCCTATCGTATTATTTTGTACGTACAATTGGACAATTTGAATGTTTTTTACTACTAATGCATATGGGCCAGAAGCTGGCCTACGGGTGACGCAAACTCCCTCCTTGAATGAAATGAAAGGGTATCCCCATGAAACTCACACTGTCCACCATTGGTAGTCGCTATGCCTCAGTAGCTGCTCTCAATGCCAACTTCTCTGCAATTGTAACAGCAATTGAAAACACCTTAAGTAGAGATGGTACAAGTCCAAACACCATGTCTGGTAATTTGGATATGAACTCCAATCGAATTCTTAATGTCCCTGCTCCCACTAGTGATAATGAACCCGTTACACGTGCCTATTTAAGCATATTGGATAATAATGCTTATGATGCCAGTGTAGCTGCTGCTGCCAGTGCAGAAGATGCCGCAGACAGTGCCGCTGCTGCTGCAGCAAGTGCCGCCTCTCTGGACACCAGCAACCTCCTTAATAAAAATAACAACCTCTCAGAACTTGCTAGTCCAGCCACTGCTCGTACCAACCTTGGTGGCACTACAGTGGGTAAAGCAGTGTTTATAGCCGTAGATGCTGCTGCTGCTCGTACAGCCATTGGTGCTGTTATTAATACAGACGTACAAGCATATGATGCTAATACAGCCAAGACAAACGTGGTGCAGAGTTTCTCTGTTGCTCAACGAGGGAGTGCCACAGCACTGACCAGCACCTCGGCATCAATTGCTGTCAACCTAGCTCTGGCTAACAACTTCACACACACTTTCACTGAGAACACTACACTAGCCAACCCCACTAACATCACTGCTGGTCAATGTGGAACTATTGTGTTCACTCAGCATGCATCTTCACCAAAAACCCTAGCCTTTGGTAGCTATTGGAAATTCCCCGGTGGTACAGTGCCCACAGTGACAGCCACTGCTTCTGCTGTAGACACTATGGCCTATTACGTAGAGAGTGCTACACGCATCTCTTGCCGTATGCTCGGAGATGTTAAATGAGTGTACCAGCTAACGGAAATATGTTGCTGGTGGCTGGAGAGGATGGCTATCAGATCAGCCGCAGCATTCGGTTGAGAGCAAGTGCTAGTGCGTACCTAAACCGCACATTTGGCACTCCAACCAACGGCAAAATTTGGACTCTTAGCACTTGGTTCAAACTTGGCAACGGACAGTTTGGCCCGGGTGGAAACATCCTTGGAACGACAGATAACGGCGGCGCGTCTGGAAACTATGTTCAGCTTGGAGTAGATTATTCAAATGGAATGATGTACATAAATGACTACTCTAGTGGCACAGCCATTTATGTTACCTCCAGCAATATTTTGCGTGATTCCTCGGCTTGGTATCACCTCATGTATGTGTACGACAGTACGCAAGCAACGGCAGCAAATCGAATCATCTATTACATCAATGGAGTGCAAGTAACTTCTTATTCCAACACAACATATCCAAGCCAAAACTACAACACCTACATAAACAACTCTGGTCAATTGACTTACTTTGGTGCGAACTATTCCGGATCGGTAAGAAATTTTGTTGGCTCGTACTTTGCCGATAGCTACTTCATTGATGGTCAGGCCTTAACGCCAACCAGCTTTGGCGCATTTGACGCTGCAACTGGGGTGTGGAATCCTAAGAAGTACACTGGTACATACGGCAATAACGGGTTCTACCTCAACTACAGCGATCCAACCAGCGCCTCTACACTTGCCTATGATTACTCAGGCAACAGCAACAACTGGACTGCCAACAACATCTCGGTGACTGCTGGCACGACCTACGACAGCATGGTGGATACGCCAACTAACTATGGCAGCGATACAGGTGCTGGTGGGACGGTGCGCGGGAATTATGCGGTATTGAATCCGTTGACTAAAAATGGAACAGCGGGAACTTTTTCTAACGGTAATTTAAGTATTACAGTTGGCGCTGATTCCTCTAACGTGGGAACTTTTGGGGTTTCTTCGGGTAAATTTTATTTTGAAATAACATTAACAGCGGCAACTGAAACAACGGCTATTGTTGGCATTGTTGACCCAAGATTTACGCAAGTCATTTTTACAAATGCGGGGACGTACATTGGATACGGTTACACTGGAACAGCGAATAAAGGCTCAAATGGTTCTTATTCTGCTTACGGTGCAACGTACACGGTAAACGACATCATCGGTGTTGCGGTAGATATGGATGCTGGAACCCTTGTGTTCTACAAAAATGGCACAAGTCAAGGCACTGCATACACAGGTATTTCCGGTACTTATGTTCCTGTTGTTGGAAATGGTAACAGCGGCTCAACAAAAGGATATGCCGCTAACTTCGGTCAGCAGCCATTCACCTACACCGCACCATCAGGCTTCAAAGCACTTTGCACCCAAAACCTGCCCACGCCGACGATCAGCAACGGCGCAAACTACAATGCCTCTACGCTGTATACGGGTACTGGCGCAAACCTTACTGTCGCCAACACAAACAACACCTTCTCATTCCAGCCTGATTTTGTGTGGCTGAAGTGTAGAGCTACTGCTCGTGTGCATGGTCTGTTTGATTCGGTTCGCGGTGCTTCAAGAGCGTTAAGTTCAAACAATACAAACGCCGAAGACTACGACACAACCAACGGTGTACAGGCTTTCAATAGCAATGGCTTTTCCGTAGGCTCTGTTGCCACTTGGAACGCTAATGGTGAAGCATATGTTGGTTGGAACTGGAAAGGCGGCGGCACTGCGGTAACCAACACCGCAGGTAGCATTACCTCATCGGTAAGCGCAAATCCAACCGCTGGCTTTAGCGTGGTGACCTACACTGGCACAATCGCAAATGCAACCGTTGGTCACGGCCTTGGTGTTGCGCCAAGGATGATTATTGCGCGTAACAGGACAAACGTAGTCAACTGGATTGTGTATCACGCCAATTTGACATCGGCCTCGTATTATTTGACGCTTGATGAAACCAACGGGCAAACCAGCAACAGCATCTTCTGGCAGGGTGTTGCACCGACAAGCACCGTGTTCAGTCTTGGTGCAAATAGCAGCTGCAACGGCAGCACTAGCAACATCGCCTATTGTTTTGCCCCCATCTCCGGCTACAGCGCGTTTGGTTCGTACACGGGCAACGGTTCAACAGACGGGCCATTTGTGTATTGCGGTTTCCGTCCTCGTTTTGTATTAATCAAAATTATATCATCAGCAACACATTGGGTAATTATTGATTCATCACGAGATACATATAACGTAATGCCAAGTCGCCAGTGTCCTAACTTAGCTCTTAGTGACGCTACATTATCTGATCCAACTTGTGACTTTTTGAGTAATGGATTTAAAGCGCGAACAACTACTGCAACTTCAAATCAAAGTGGATCTACTTACATCTACGCTGCTTTCGCAGAAAACCCCTTTAACATATCAAGAGCGAGGTAATTATGTATTATCACATTGATACAGGAGTGTACATTCAAGAAGGAATGCCTTTCACTCTTAATGAAGTGCAATACCCTGCTAATTGGCTGCAACTTGCCTCCCCTGAACAAAAACAGGGTATTGGCATTGTTGAAACCGTTACATACAACTCTCCTGAGGATGATAGGTTTTATTGGGTAAATAGTACATGGAATGAAGGTGTATTAACTTATACAAACACTCCTAAAGATTTAACCGTTCTTAAAACGCAATGGAAGAACACTATTCGTCAACAAGCTCATTCAATTCTATTTCCTACAGATTATATGGAAATACGTAATATGAAAGATGCTACGTACAAACCTGAGTGGATAGTGTGGCGTGAGAGTGTGCGTGACACCGCTAGTATGGCACTAGTTGCTATTGGCACTGCATCCACTGTAGAAGAGGTGCAAACTGCTATTAAAGTAGTGTGGCCTAACAATCCTGATTATGTTGAATTAGTAAGCACTACTCCAGTGTTTGAAGGTGCGGAAGAGATTCCGCAATGAGTGAGAGTGCTAAACACTGGATAGATTGGGCTGCTGTAGGTACTGCCTTTGGTACTGTAGCAGGGTGGCTTCCTCAAGTTGCTGCGTTGGCCTCGTTAGTGTGGACAATCATGCGTATTGTAGAAATGGTAAAAGGTAAATCTATTAGTGAGATGTTAAAATAATGCCAGCTAAAAAATATCAAAATCCTAATGGTGGACTTAATAAAGCAGGACGAGAGTATTACAAACGCAAAGAGGGTAGTAATCTAAAAGCTCCTGTTAAGTCTGGTACAAATCCACGTAGAGTGTCATTTGCCGCTAGATTTGCCGGTATGGATGGCCCGTTAAAAGATGAGAAGGGTAGACCCACTCGTCTTAAGAAAGCTCTAGAAGCATGGGGGTTTTCTAATAAGGCAGAAGCTAGGGCGTTTGCTAATAGGAATAAAAAAAAGAAATGATTGATCCCGTAACAATTGGTGCAGCTTTTGCTGTTGCAAAAACCAGTGTAGCTTTTGTCAAAGAGGCTATTGGTGTAGGCCATCAAATTAAAGATTGTTACGATGATTTAAGTAAGTTTTTTAAAGCACAGGGACAGATAGAGAAAGCTGCTAAAGAAGCAGAAATTGCTAAAGCTCTACCAAAACCTACTGACCCTAAAGAAGCAGCAGTGCATGAAAGTGCTCTCTCACAAGCGTTTACACTGGTTATGCATCGTAAACAAATGCGAGAGTTTGAGCGAGAGCTAAAAGATATGTTTATGATGCAGGGTGAGATGGAATTGTATGAAGAACTCTGCGCTGAGAGAAATAGAATAGCTGGTGAACAAGATCAAGAGGCTAGAGAGAAACTTCGCAAAGCTCGTCTTGCTAAAGACATTGCAGAACGTAAAAAGAAAGAACGTGAAGATTTATTTACCGTTGTAGGAGTGTTTACAGTGGTAGGCATTGGAATGATATTAGTATTCACTAGCATCTATTACATGAGGTAGTTATGTTTCCATTGACAGCAATATTAGACATTGGTAGTAAATTAGTAGATAAGTTTTTTCCAGACCCTGCACAAGCAGAGGCTGCTAAACTTAAACTCCTCGAGATGCAACAGACCGGGGAGCTTGCACAACTTAATGCGGATGTTTCTGAACAGCATGAACTAACCGACAGACTTAAAGCTGATATGGGTTCTGATTCATGGTTGTCCAAAAACATTCGCCCTCTTACATTGGTATTCATCCTAATCACTTACACAGTGTTTGGACTTATGTCTGCATGGGATGTTGAAGTAAATAACAACTACGTAGAACTCCTTGGACAATGGGGTATGCTTATTATGTCGTTCTATTTTGGTGGTCGCACTCTTGAAAAAGTTATGGGGATGAAGAAATGAATCTCTCTCCACACTTCACTTTAGAAGAGTTGACACACTCAGATGTTGGTGTTCGTAATGGGTGGAATAACACTCCATCAGATAAGGAGGTGGCAAATCTACGTCGATTGGCTGGCCTACTTGAGAAAGTTAAAGAAGCACTTGGTGGTAAGCCAGTAATGATAAATTCTGGTTTTCGTAATAAACAAGTGAATGATGCAGTGGGCAGTAAAGATACTAGTCAACATCGTATTGGTTGTGCAGCAGACATTCGTGTGCCGGGAATGACTCCTAAACAAGTTATCGGCACATGTATCCTTGCCAAACTTCCATACGATCAAATCATTTTAGAGTTTGATTCTTGGGTGCATATCAGTGTGCCTAACACTGAAACAGATGTTCCTAGGAACAAGGCACTAATTATCGACAAACTTGGAACAAGGAACTACTAATGAAACTAGTCATTGTTAAGTGGGAAGATGCTTGTGATGTAGATGCAGATGTTTGGGTGGTACACGACAATGACACTTTTGAATACACACCTTGTATGGTGTTTACTATTGGGGTGGTGTTGTATGACGGGCCTGAAGGAATCATCCTCACTAGCAGTGTTATTGAAGATGGTACTGTTGGTCGTAGGTTTCAGATTCCGCGAGGGATGATACGTGAAGTAGAAGAGATAACAGAAAGGGTAGACAATGCCACTAAAGAAGGGGAGTAGTCAAAAGACAATCAGTGCAAACATTCGGATGGAAATGAAAAAGCATCCGCAAATGTCCAATAAACAAGCTGTAGCCATTGCTCTTAGTGCTGCAGGTAAAACTAAAAAGAAGAAAAAGAAGTGAAGCAGTTTGACTATTCCACAATAAAGGATAAGGTTGTTGACTCCTATGGACGAAGAGTTGTGCTATCTCTGTTTTCCGAATTCTCTAGAGGGGACTACACTCCCCTATGGAGTTTACGTAAAGATTGGAAACAGATATACGTTGACATTGCAGACCCCACAGAATATGAAACAGCCATGTGCCTTATTGGGAATTGGGAACACTACTCCCTCATCCGCAACCATCCAAAGATTAAACCAATAATGGATGAGTGGGCTGAAGAGGTGTCTATCAAACTTAAGAGTGCAGCATTTAGAAAACTTGAAAAACTATCTACAACTCCTAACGGCACTGCAGCAGCTAAATATATTAGTGAAGGGCAATTCTACGGAAAAGGCAAAAAAGCAAAGGAAATTTCCGAAGAAAAGCAAAGTAAAATTTCTGAGCGAATAAGCGAGGATATGGAGCGTCTTGGCCTATCAGTGATTAACGGAGTAAAGTAATGCCTTCATCTAAAAATTATAAACGAGATTATAAAGAGGAATATGAAACCTCTCAATCTAGTAGGAAAGAAAAAAAATCACGTGCTATGCGTAATGCTGCTCGTCGTGAATTGATGAAAGAGGGTAGAGTAGAAAAGCATGATGGTAAAGATGTAGACCATAAAACACCCATTGCTAAAGGTGGTGGTAATAAGCGGTCTAATTTGCGAGTGCAGAGTAAGAGTGCCAATAGAAGTTTTAAACGTACAAAAAGTGCAAGGATGGCTTAATGGCTAAATTAACAGAGTCGGACAAGGCTCTAATACGAAAGGCTGCTGAAGATGACTTGTACACATTCATTAAACTCGTTGCTCCGCACCGTATTTTGGGTGCTGTACATGAAGAGTTATGTGCTTGGTGGCAACGACAAGATGCCAAAGATAACCAACTGGTACTACTTCCGAGGGATCACCAAAAGAGCGCACTAATTGCATACAGGGTAGCTCAACACATTACTAAATACCCTGAAATCACTGTCCTGTATGTAAGTGCTACAGCAGACTTGGCAGAGAAGCAGTTGAAGAGTATTAAAGACATTTTTACTAGTGATATTTATAGATACTACTGGCCTGAGATGGTGTATGAGAATGAAAACAAGCGTGAACGATGGGCAGTGGATGAGATAAGTGTTGACCATCCTAAACGTAAGCTAGAAGGTGTGCGAGATGCCACTGTAAAGGCCTGTGGCCTCACAGCTAACATGACTGGTCTACATTGTAACGTAGCAGTGATGGATGACGTTGTAGTGCCTTCTAATGCCTATACAGAGACTGGTAGGGAGTTGGTTAGGGCAACCTATTCACAACTCTCTTCCATTCAAACTACAGGGGCTAAAGAGTGGGTAGTGGGTACACGTTACCATCCTAAAGATTTATATTGCGACTTGATGGAAATGACTGAAACCTTCTTTGAGGAAGAGAAGGATGAAGATGTTGAGTTGCATGTGTACGAAGTGTTTGAACGTCAAGTAGAGACTAACGGTGAGTTTTTATGGCCTAAACAGCGTCGTAAAGATGGTAAAACTTTTGGCTTTGATGAGAGGGAATTGGCTAGAAAGAAGGCCAAATATTTGGACATTACGCAGTTTTATGCCCAATATTATAACAATCCCAATGCTGTTGAAACTCAATATATGAGTAAAGACAACTTCCAATGGTATGATCGGGAGAAGATTGAGAATGTAAGTGGTGTTTGGTACATTGGCGATAAGATGTTAAATGTCTATGCAGCTATAGACTTTGCATTTACAATGAATGCTAATAGTGACTACACTGCATTAGTTATTATTGGAATAGATGAAGATAATTACATCTACTTATTAGATATTGATAGATTTAAAACAAATAAAATAAGTGTAATGTACGAAAAGGTTGCTGCATCTTATAAGAAATGGAAGTTTAGAAAATTACGTGCAGAAGTTGTGCAAGCACAAGGAATGATTGTATCTCAGTTTAAGGATTTTATGAGAACTCAAAACATTCTATTTACTATTGAGGAATATCATCCTCCACGTAATATGAAAAAGCAAGAACGTATTAGTGCCATATTAGAACCACGTTATTCTAATAGATTAATGTGGCATTATAAAGGTGGTAACTGTCAAGTGTTAGAGGAGGAGTTGTTAATGTCCAACCCTGAACATGATGACGTTAAAGATGCTTTAGCAAGTGTGGTGGAAATAGCAAAACCACCAATGGCTTCACATAAGACATGGCGTAGAAAGAATGACAACGTGGTATATTCAAGTCGTTTCGGCGGCGTAGCTAGTTAGGAGAGATAATGCAAGATAATATTCAAATGAGTGAATACGAACCAGAATATTTAGCTGGTTACATTACAGACCATTGGGTACGATGGGACACTGCACGTGTACATTGGAAAGATGAGAAGAAGGAGTTGCGAGAGTATTTGTTTGCGACAGACACTCGTAAAACCGAGAATAAGAAACTCCCTTGGAAAAACTCCACTGTCACTCCAAAGCTCACTCAGATACGTGATAATTTGCATGCTAACTACATGGCTGCACTATTTCCATCTGAGGATTGGTTTATTTGGGAGAGTACAGAAAAGACAGATGACATTGCTAAGAAGCGCACAGCAATCATCAACTACATGAAAAATAAGTTGAAGGCTTCTAACTTTCAGTTGTTGGTAAGCAATCTTATTTATGACTACATTGATTATGGTAATGTATTTGTAGGCCATGAGTTTGTCAATGAAACAAAGAAAGATCAAGACACTGGTGATGTTATTAATCTTTACACTGGCCCTAAAGCCTTCCGTGTAAACCCTCTAGATGTAGTTATAAATCCGTTGTCTACATCTTTTGAAACCACTCCATTTATCCGTCGTATGCTTAAAAGTGTGGGGGATTTGATGAATGATGTGGAAACAAAACCCACTCTTGGATATAATAAGGCAGTGATTAATAAAGCTCTTGAAATGCGATCTTCCTATCGTGAAAATCCTGAAGAGATGAAACGCGATGGCCTCATTGTAGATGGTTTTGGTAGTTTGGAAGAATACATCAAATCCGATCTTGTAGAAATCATTGAGTATTGGGGTGATGTTTGGGATCGTGAATCTAACACCTACCATCGAGATGTTGTCATTACCATCATTGATAGGAAGTGGGTTCTTAGGAACAGGCCTAATAAGAGTTGGCTTGGCAATAAACCCTTCTTCCATTGTGGCTGGCGTTTGCGCCCTGATAACTTGTGGGCACAAGGCCCGTTGGATCAGTTGATGGGAATGCAATATCGAATCGACCATCTTGAAAACCTTAAGGCCGATGTGTTTGACCAGATTGCCTACCCTGTAGCCAAGATTAAAGGCATTACGGTGGAAGAGTTTGAGTTTGCCCCCGGCATTAACATCTTCTGTGGAGATGAGGGAGATGTTGAATTCCTTCGTCCTGATGCGACTGCCTTGCAAGCTGACATGCAGATTAATGAACTGATGAATCGCATGGAAGAGTTGGCAGGTGCTCCTAAACAAGCTATGGGTATTCGCACACCGGGAGAGAAAACCAAATACGAAGTGCAACAACTTGAGAATGCTGCTGGTCGTATTTTCCAAAGCAAGGTGTATTGGTTTGAGAAGAACATTCTTGAACCCCTGTTGAATAGTATGCTGGAAGAAAGTGTTCGTAACTTTGGGGCACTGGAACGCATTCGCACTACTGACCCTGAGTTTGGTGCAGAAATCTACATTGAAGTGACTAAAGACGATCTTAAAGGAAAAGGAGTGTTGTTTCCGATGGGTGCTCGTCATTTTGCTGAACAAGCTAAATTCATTCAAGAATTGAACACCACTATGCAAGCAGTGGCGGCTATGCCCACTGTAGCTGCACACTTTAGTGGTAAAGCTGTTGCTAAAGCACTTGAAGATGCTCTTGGTTGGAGTAGTTACAAGATTGTTAAAGATAATGCTATGGTGTTTGAACAAGCAGACACTCAACGTCTTATCAACCAAGTACAAGAGGATATGCAGGTTGAGCAACAAGTACCTGTAGATGGCCCTCCCAATATGGAGAACATGTAAATGCATATGTTGTTGAGTAAAAATCGACAAAAAAACACCTCTAAAGAAGAGTGGCAAAAGATGTGGGAGGGGATGGGTTATGGCCTTACCCCTCTGCATACAGCCTTAATGGAGATGAAGGAGTCAACTTTCAAGACCAAAACTGATGATTTTTCAATTCCTAACCATTATGCTTTACTAGCTTTTGAAGCAGGTAAGAGGGCTGCTTACCAAGAAGTAATTGATATGTTACCTGAAGGAGCAAAAACACCGTTTTAAATTGGACATTTTACTTGTTTTTTACTACTAATACATAACTGGAGTAATTTAATGACTGCTGACCAAGCTACAATTTTTCAGGGCGACCAGCCCCAAACATCTGCCACCCCTGACGGGCAGACAGGAACTACACCTCCTGCAACTCAGACCTCTGATATTGTCAGCGCCCTTGTAGGTGAGGGTAAGAAGTACAAAACATATGATGACTTGGCAAAGGGTTATATCAATGCCGATGGCTTCATCGAACAACTCAAGGCTGAAAACCGAGATTTGAAAGAGAAGGCCACTGCAGCTAAAACAGTCGATGATGTTTTGCAACGGTTGAATCAACAGCAGACTACACAGGAAAGCGACCCCTCTCCTGCTCCCACAAAGGGAGTTGATGTATCTGAACTGAGTAAGTTGGTTGAAGCTACTGTTACCGGATTGGAGACACAGAAACAACGGCGCAGTAATATGCTGAAAGCAGATGCCAAAATGAAAGAAGTGTTTGGCGAAAAAGCTGGAGAGAAGTTTGCAGAGTTTGCAAGCACTCCTGAACTGCAGAAAGTGTACACTGAACTAGCTTCTGTCGATCCTGATAAATTTATTTCATTGTTCGTTGGAGATGTTCCTAAGAACACTGGAGTGGGAAGTGGTGGAACAGTGAATACCACTGTCAACTACTCTTCTGCCAACCCTAGTGGTAGGGTGCAACAATTTGGCACTAAAGAGTATTTTGATAATATTCGCCGTACAAACCCTAAATCCTATTACAGTACAGATTTCCAATTGAAGATGGACACTGCGGTTAGGACAAATCCTAACCTCTATTACAAAAAATAAGGAGTTTTTATGAGCATGAATTATGATGCCGTAAATGCCAACCTCGTTCGTTCGGAACTGTGGAGTGACCAGATTAAAGAGATTCTTCTGGATCGTTTGCAGGGCACGAATTATGTTCGTTGGCTGAGTGGCTTTCCCGATGGTAACCAATTCACAATTCCGTCGATTGGTGAAATCCCGATGCGTGAAACGGCTGAAAACAGCCCTGTCGTGTATGATGCACTTGACACTGGTGAATTCAACTTCACCATTGATCGTTATGTCGAGAGTGCGACATACATCACCGACAAGGCCAAGCAAGATGCCTATTACGCCAATCAACTGATTGCGTCGTTTGTTCCCAAGATGCGTCGTGCGCTGGAAGAGAACATGGAAACCTCGATTTTCCAACTCATTCAGAGCCAAACGCTGTCTGATCCGAACAGCATTAACAGTGCTTCGCACCGTTTTGTTGCTTCGGGCAACACCAACACCACGCTGACTCTTAGCGATTTTGCCAAAGCTAAATATGCTCTGGACAAAGCTAACGTCACTGGTGCTCGTGTAGCTGTTGTTGATCCTTCGCAAGAGTATGTGCTGAACACACTGACCAACTTGGTCGCTGCTGATAGCAATCCGCGCTTTGAAGGTATTATCAACACCGGTTTTGTGAACGATATTACTGGTATGTCATTCATCCGTAACATCTACGGCTTTGACGTGTATGTCTCCAACTACCTGCCGACTCAAGGTGCAGAAACAATCAGCGGTACGGCTTCTCCTGCTGCAACGGTTGTTAACCTGTTCTTCGGTATGGGTGGCGATGTTACACCGTTCGTAGGTGCATGGCGGCAAATGCCGAACGTGGAGTACGAGCGTAACAAAGACCTGCGTCGTGACGAATATGTTATGAATGCTCGCTTTGGTCTGAAGCTCTATCGCCCGGAATCGGTGGTTGGCATTCTTTCCAAGCACACTGTTTGATAGGAGAAAGATATGGCTACTATTGGTAAACGTGCTGCAACATGGTCGAACTCGGATGGTTTGGTTGTTGGTTTTGGTACTAACAGCCCCGCCATTGCCGGTGCTAATGCTAAGAACTATGGTGGAATTAGTGGTGCTAAATCGGCTGTTCAGAAGTTTGACTGGAAAAACCTGAATGCTGCTGATGCGCTGAAGATCACTGTACCTCTTGGTGCACGTGTGTTGGATGTGCGTCTTGTGGTGGACACTGGGTTTACTTCCACTGGTACTAACACAATCACTGTGGGTGATGCTTCAGATGCTGACGGTTTTATCACCACCACTGCTGCTACCAGTGCTACAATGGCTAGTGCTGGTGCTGTGATTCTGGTTGATGGTGTGTATGCTTTTGGTGCGACTGACACGGGTGCTGCAGAATTGAAGAGCTATTCTGCTGCCACTGATGTTGTTCTCGCCAGTGCTCAGACCGACTGGACTGCTGGATCGGCAACAATGGTTGTGACCTACCTCTAATATAGAGGGATGTGAAGGGGGCAGGACTCAAAAGGTCTTAGCCCCCTTTTTTCTATAGAGGATAATATGGCTAACGTATCGCATGCATCTCTAACTGGTGCTAACTTGCATGAACCTAAAGGAGTGGCTAGTGCCACTGCTAATAAGGTGTATGTCTCTGATGGAAGTGGTAGTGGTACATGGCAGAAACTATCTCCTCCGCAACTTGCTGGCCTGACCACTAATGGTGCAGCTAATCAAATTGTCAGTGTAGATGGTGCTGGTAATTTTGTATTTGCAGGTGCTGCTCATGGGCAAATTGACTTTTTTAGTACCTCTTCTCCATACACTCTTTCCTATCCAGCTAGTTATACTAAACTAGCTCCTACTACCACTGCTGGTGGTGTACCTTCTGATTTTACTGAAGGCACTACTGCTCGACTTACATACACTGGTACAGACACTGTACCCATCTCATTCATTTATTCTTTAAGTGTAGACCAAAGTGTTGGTACTATACGTAACATTGTCATTGCTATTTTTAAAAATGGAGTAATTACTAATGGACGAAGTATTGCTAGTGTTAATAATGGTCATATTAGTAACATTGCTGGAACTAACGTAATTAGTGCTGCTACTAATGACTATTTTGAATTGTATGCTTATAACACTGGTGTTAGTGGAGATATTCGCGTCTATTCATATCAACTCAATGGCATTTTTGCAGGGGCTTAATAATGAAAATGTCTATTCTAGATATGGTGCAGAGTGTTCTTAATAGCATTGACAGTGATGATGTTAATAGTATTGATGACACTGTAGAAAGTAAACAAGTAGCAATGTTTGTTAAAGAGTGCTATTACGAATTAATTGGGCAAAGAGAGTGGCCTTTTCTTAAAGACACTTTTTCTTTGCAAGGGTTGGGAGATACTACTCGTCCTACTTATATGGAATTGGATGAGGATGATGTAAGTAAAATAGAGTGGCTTAAATATAATAAGAAAGATGTTTTATGGCTTGATCCTAAAGATTTTCAAGACATGCTTGATTTGCGAGTGGAAGAAACAGATGTAGTGGATGCAGATGGGTTTGCTCTTAATCGTGATCCACTGTATTACACCACTTTTGATGACACCTATTTTGTATTTGATGGGTATAATGAAAGTGTAGAAAACACTTTGCAAACTTCTAATAACTTGTGTTATGGAGTGATTGTTCCTTCTTGGACACATGAGGATGATTTTGTTCCTCGACTCCCTGAAAAGATGTTTCCTACTTTGCTTGCTGAAATTAAAAGCACTTCCTCTATAAATCTACGTCAAGTGCCAAATGCTAAAGAGGAGAGGAAAGCTCAACGTGGTCGAAACACTTTTCAAAATGAAGCATGGCGTAATAAAGCTAGTGAAACCTATTACAATTCAAAGGTGAATTATGGCCGACGATAATATTTTTGATGCAGTGGTTGAGAAGCATGAGAAGAAAAAAGAACACGCTAAGAATAAACGTCAAGAGTTTGAAGAGAGTGTAGAAAAGGGTGAAAAGTTGTTGCAAGCAGAACGCACTCCAACAGGATTGTATTTTGTCTATTTTAAAGGTGGTGGTCAACTTCCCTTTGAATTGAATGGCAAGTTTACATCCATTGACAGTTTGCGTCGCACTGTAGTTAATAAATATGGGAAAGACATTCTAGCATGAGTGTACAAGTTGGACAAGATGAGCAGTTTACTTTTGTAGCTGGCCTTAACACTGAGGCTAGTTATTTTACTTTTCCTAAGAACACTTGGAAAGATGGAGACAATCTTATCCCTGCTATTAGTGGAAAGCTAAGTAAACGCCGCGCTGTGGATTTGGAAACAGACTGGACACTCACCTCTCGCTCTATTACTAGTGCTCAACGTAATACATGGGCATTTACTAGTGGTAAGTGGACTGCTGTTGGTGGTAATGGAGATTTGAACTTCATTGTCTCCCAAGTTGGGAGATATGTCTATTTCTATCCTGACACTCCTGTATCTCCATCTATTAACGTCAAATCGTTTACTATTGATTTGAACACCTATTTGTGTAGTGGCAACACTAACACTATTGGTACAGCACCTATTAAATGTGTTAGCGCACAAGGTAGATTACTTATTACTTGTCGTGATATTGAACCAATCATTGTAACCTACACTGCTTCCACTGACAGTATTTCTGTTTCAGCTATCACTATGCAAATACGTGATTTTGATGGAGTGAGTGATGGATATGCAGTGGATTTTAAGCCCACTACATTGACAGACGCTCATAAATATAATTTGTTTAACCAAGGATGGGATCAAACTAAAATAAATTCTTGGAATAGTAGCCAATCAAACTACCCTTCCAATGCTCAAAGTTGGATATATGGTAAAGATTCTAGTGATAATTTTGATGCAGCACTACTGAACAAGCAAGATTTTGGAACATCACGTGCTCCACGTGGACGTTACATTTTAGATGTGTTTAACCAAGATAGGGCTACTGCTAGCGGCATTACTGGCCTAGCTGTAGTAAAAGAACTCACTCGTCCTAAAGTGTGTGCTTTCTTTGCTGGTAGAGCATGGTTTGCTGGAATCTCTTCAACCACTTATGGCAGCACTGTATTCTTTAGTCAAGTTGCTGTAGACACTACTAAGTATGGCCAATGCTATCAAAGTGCTGACCCCACTTCGGAAGTGCTAAGTGACCTTGTAGATAGTGATGGTGGTGTAGTGCCAATTCAAGATTGCGGTGAAATTGTTGACATTCTTAGTAATGATAATGGTATTGTGGTTCTTGCTACTAATGGTGTTTGGACAATCACTGGAACTTCTAATATTGGTTTTAGTGCTACTGGATATGAAGTAAAGAAGGTGAGTAGTCTTGGATGTGCTGGTCAACAAAGTGTTGTTGACGTAGAAGAGAGCATTTTGTTTTGGGGGTATTCAGGTGTTTGTAGTATTGGTAAAGACCAAGTTGGCGCATTGTCTGTCTCTTCTATCACTGACCTAAACATTAAATCCTATTACACTGCTATTCCATCATTGGCAAAACAATTTGCTACTGGGGCATATAATGCTACAGATAAGGTGGTGTATTGGCTATATAACAAAAACCTAGACACTGATGATGATACATTTCCCTATCAAAAAACTAACATTCTTGCATTAGATGTTCGTCTTAATGCATTTTACCCGTTAAGTTTCAGTGACTCAACTTCTCTGCCTGTCATTGTAGATGCTGTAGTTACTAAAGAAACCCTTAATCAATCTAATACATTTACAGTGATTGATGCATCTAGTAATAATGTTATTGACGCAAGTAGTAATCAAGTAGTTGCTACAATTGCATCTAATGTTGCAGGTAGTAAACAATGGAAATTCCTCACCATTGTACCTAGTGGCAGCTATTACGAAATGACGTTTGCAGATTTTCTGAATGAACGTAATGCTCCTAGTAAATGGCGAGATTGGTATAACTATAATAACACTGGTGTGTCTTATAGTAGCTATCTACTCACTGGCTACAATTTTGCTCCTAATGGGCCTAGTAAAAGGAAACAATCTCAATACATCACTGTGTTTATGGAACGCACTGAAACTGGATTTGATGCTTCGTATAATGATTTGAATAGCAGTAGTTGCACAATGCAAACACGTTGGGATTTTACAGACAGCGCCAATGCTAATAAGTGGGATGATGGTCAAGAGGTTTATAGGCATACACGTATGTACATCCCTTCTACTTTTGACTTTGATGATGGCTATCCTGTAGTAATTACCAAAAATAAAATACGTGGTAGAGGTAGGGCATTGCAACTTAAATTTACTGCTCACGAAGATTATGATATGCGTATATTAGGTTGGAGTAACACTTTATATGGAAGCACTTAAGCATACATTAATAAAGAATGAATTTGTTCATTTAGAATGTGAAAGAACAGATTATAACGCAATGTTTATCCATGCAGAAATATATGTGTGGACTAAAGAGTGCTTAAAACAATATAGGAAATGGTTTAATGCAGTGCTTAAAACATTTTCTAGTAATGGGATTAAACATGTTTTTGTAATGGTAGACCCTGCTAATACAAAACTATATAGATTTGCTAAACTGTTTGGATTTAAATATTTGGCAGTAGAGAAAGGTCAAATATTTTTAATGAGAGAGATAGGAGAATAGTATGGGCCAAGTAGCGGCAGTTGCACAAGTAGTCGGTGCAGTGATGAGTGTTGTTGGGTTTATGAATCAACAAGATGCTAGAGATGACCAAGAAGCGGCTATGAAACGACAAGAGCAAGCTGCTAATGAATCAGCACAAGCTCGTCGCCAAGAACTAGCTGCACAAAAACAACGTGCTGACATTGAGAATATGCGAGCTATTCGTGGTGCTATTAGGCAACAACGTGCTGCCGCTGCTGGAATCATTGCACGTGGTGCAACTACAGGTACTAGTGGAAGTAGTGGTGTTGCTGGAGGTGTTAGTGGATTGGGTTCTCAACTTGCATCCAATCTTGGATATATGTCTGATGTTGCTGATACACAAACAGCTACAATGGCTGCAGCAGAACGTGGTGGGCAAGCTCAATTAATGGCAGGTCAAGCAAACATTGCTATGGCACAAGCCTCTGCAGACTACCAATCAGCAACACAAATGATGAACATGGGAGGTACTATTTTCAGTGCTGGTGGTGGTACAACTCCCGGTAAGAGTATTTTCTCCTAATGGAAAACATTACAACATTCCCTATTCCTTCGCAAGAAAATGTGGAGGGAGTGCCTATTCCTGCAGGGCCAACCATTCTAGATGAGGTGAATGCCTCCTCTTCTGTACCCAGTGTTGACGATCATCTTCGCACACTAGAGACAACTTCTGCTACCACTGTAGACACTCCTATACAGAATGTGAATACAATGGCACACTCTTTAGAGCAAGCCTCTGAAGGGACATTAACATATGATAATGCTCTTAAGAACTTGATGGCAGATGGTGGCTATAGTAGCAAAGTCATTCGTGACTATGCTGCTGCATCTTATGTTAAAGATATTAACACTGCTAAACAAGATTTTAACATTGCTGCATCTAGAGGGAATGTAGTAGCTGCTGAACAACAAGCATTATACATTGACACTCTTAGTGCTCATGTTAAGAATTTGATGCAAGAGAAAGCAATCACTAAGATTACACGTGATGCTGCTGTAAACATCATCACTGCCAATCCTGCTGCTGTAGAAAATAATAGTGTTACTAAAATATATAACGTATCAAATGATGTAGGTAGTCTGAATGGTGTTAAAGAGATTATGGATCAATACTTAGTTAAAAAAGGTATTGCTCCTAGTCAAGCTATGTTCTTAGGAACATTAGGTGCTGCTATTGGTGGCCCTATAGCTGCTGCTTTTGCCAATCCCCTTGCCGGTATTATTGCCGGTACTTCTGTTGGTGCTAAATTCTCGTATGATGCTTTTGTTACAGTGCCTGATGCTATATTCAGAGTTACAGGTATTCCTAGAGACACTGTTGGTTATGCTACTCAAATACAAGCATTTAGAACACGCCTATCTTCATTGCCTCCTCAAGAGGCACTTAATCAATTAGTAGCTGTAGCAGACTACATTGCCAGTAAAGAACAACTTCCCGGTGAAGTGGGTAAGGTGTTCACTGCTCTTAACGTCATGCGATTGTATGATAATTTTGATGTGGATGAGTGGAGCAAACTCTCTCTATCACTAAAGACACAAGAGTTTCTTGACCGTGTTGGTTTAGGATTTGATAGTGCTGGTGTACTACGTCTTATGGGTAAGGCATTTAATGTAGCCAAAACTGGATCGCAACTTGCTGGTGCTCCTGCTATTGGCACAGCTATTGGTGCTGATATTGTTAATGGTACAAACCGCATTGTAGAAAGTGCTGCAGACCAAGTGGGATTCGGTTTGTCAATGGACATTAGCAAATATATGCCCGATGGTGTGGCAGGGACTTCTGCTGCTGTTCAAAGGAGTTTAGAAGATAGTCTTAAGGCTACACTAGAAACTCTTGAACAACGTATACGTGTATCCGATGATCCACAAGCAAAAGCAGTGCTTGACTTTATTCGTAATAATGCTGAGAAAACCTCTCCTAACATTGTTGGTGCAAACCTAGACAATGGCGAACTACTCATTCAACATCCTAGTGGCACTCCATTCAAGACAAGGGCAGAGGCAGAAGCCTATGCGAAGAGTTTGGAAGCATCTACGGGTCTTAAGATGGATGTTTCTGCAGCTACAGATGGTGCTACAGGTAAGACTACTACTTATGGAATGATGGATGATACGCTTGTTGGCTATCACTCCACAGATAAAAACTTTACCTCTTTCAAAGAGAGTGGTGTTGGTGCGTATGGTAAGGGAGTGTATGTATGGCTAAACAACGCTGAAAGCATTCGTGGCGCTGTACAGAAAGTAGGTACATCTCTAAAAAGCATCACTGTTGGTAAGAGTCAATTGATTGATGTGTCTTTGCCTATGGCACAGCAATCTCAATTCATACAGAATGCGGCTAAGAGTTTGGGTGTGTCAGATGTAACTGCTATGGCAGACTTAGGGCAAGATGTTCTTAAGAATGCTGGTGTTAAAGGGATAATGAACACCAAATTCAATCCTTCAGTGGGACAACCACAAGCAAACATCTTCTCTGCTAAAGATGCAAAGATTGTCTCTCGTCGCCTATACACCTCTCCTGAAGATGTGACTATGGCTGCATATAGTCAAGCTATGAAAGGTGACAGAACTGCTCTTGATGCACTAGGATTTAAAGAGACTTTGTATAAGAGTGTTGATGGAGTGTTCACTCCTAATGCTGCTCTTGCAGAAGCACAGCAGGGTTTGATTAAGGCAGGGCAACGTATTGATGGCAAGAGTATGCTCACTGGTGTTGCTAATAAACTGTTGACAGCTATTCGCACATCTTCTGTAGATGATGCCAACCGTATTCTTGCTGGCAATCTATTGCGTCTTTCAGAACAACTACAACTAAATAAGATTAAGTTTGGTGTTAAAACTGGTACGCGTGATGCAGGGACTTACACCTCTCATGTAGATGAAATATTCTTTGATAGAGGGTATGTAGGTAATGAAACACTAGTGCTGCACGAAATTGCACACTCTGTTTCCACTGTAATATTGGAAGCTGTTCAATCGGGTACTGCTCAACTACTCGGCCTCACTGCTAAACAGATTAAAGCTGCTGAAGATGTTATAGCTATGTCTAAAGATAAGAACCTAATGCAGCGGCTTGTCGATGCTACAGCTAACACTGGAGAAGCATATAAAGTAGAAGCCATGTTGCTTGATCCGCATGAACTACTTGCATATGGTCTAACAGAACGTGGAATCATTCACAATGTGCTATCCACTTACAAAGTAGGCGGCAAGACTGTACTAAACCGCATTGCTGAATTCATTGCAGATATGCTATCTCTTCCCTCGTCTAGTGCCTTTATTCGTTTGAATGCAGACTTCTTCAATATGGTTGGAGAGTTGTCGTATGCACAACGTGTAGACAATATGGCACTTGCTACTGATGCTGCAGAATATGCCTCTCGTATGGCAATCACTAATGGCTGGTATGTACGTCATGCTGGATCACCTATGGTACACACCACCACAGACATTGAAAGTAGGTTTGGTGCTGGCCTAGACCCCATCCATCGTGCTTCAGAACTTTCTGTGCATGATCGTACAATTACATTGTTGCAAGAGGCTAAAGATAAGAATGCTCTTAAGAAATTCTTGGATGATGGATTTAAAGGGTTGACTCGCAAAGAGAACAAGCGTGTGGTTAGTGTGTTAGAAGAGGGCGACACTCTTAGTAAAGAGTTTAATGACATTGAACTGAATGCACGTGGCCTTACCACTGACCGTGAGAAGATGGCCTATTACACCTATCGTACAGTGAGCAATTTGGATTTGGCTATTAAGAATCAAACCATTAAAGAAAACCTCACTCGTCGTGGTTTCACCCAAGGATTTATTAATGATGGTGCTGCAACACACACTGCTCCTGCACGTGTAGTGAACACTGCTGAGTATGAAGGATTGAGAGCATTCAACCTCGTCACTGGTAAGATGGAAACTATTGATGTTACAAAACACATTGGTATGCGTATTGTTGAGACAGCCAATCCTGTTGCCATCACTGGTAAAGGAGAGCACACTCGGTTTGTTTCAGATGGTACTAATGTTACATTTGGTAATTTGTACAATCCTATTCCTAATAGGAAAGGGAGTTTCCGTCACTATTACACACAAGACTATTTTGGTAGTGTGAACATTCAACGTATGGTGAATGGCGAGACTATTACAGATACGCTACATTTGCGTACTAGCAATAGTGGTAAAGATATGGGCAAGTGGAAAGCTGGTATGGAAGCTGTATTGAATGCCCATCGTACCAATCCCGGTAGTGTTACGGCTGCATTCATTGAAAGCAAGTTAGGACGTTTGGAAGATTCCAATGCTGTTCTTGCTGCTATTAACAAAGGTGAGTGGGATAGTTACACTAGCTTTAACACTCACTATGACCGAACTAATGATGCGTACATTGACACTCTAGCTAAAGCACAATGGGATGATGATTTGGCTAAGAATGATGGCAGGGGTATGCGCCTTCTCTCTATTGATAGCAATAAAGATAATATTCTTGATCCTATCAAAGCCATTCAATCTGAGATAAGTAATGTTGCTCGTCATCGTAACATTGATGAATGGCGGGATAAGTGGGTACAAACATGGTGGAATAGTTTCAGTCAATACATCCCTGAGACATTACGTACTAGTGGCAAGTCTCCTCTAGCCATAATCTCTGATCCATCCATCCAATTGTCTACATACATTGGTGGTGAGAATGTTTCTAAGTTTGCAGAGAGCCAACGCAAATACATCTTGGCACAGCTAGGTGTTAAAACTCTTGATGAGAAACTCATTGAGGGTGCATTGGTGCGCTTTACTAACGCATTCAGTGAGGATTCTAAGATAGCTGGCCTACCTATTGGTAAGCCCCTTGTCACTGCAGGGCATGCTCTTAGGAACGCTGACCCACTACAGTTTGCTCGTAGCTTCAACTTCTTTACAATGCTTGCAGCATTTAACCCTGCACAACTTATAGTGCAAGGTGCTGGTGCTATTAACGCTATTGCTGTCTCTCCTGTTCATGGACTTAAGGCAGCATACACTGCACCATTACTACGCATTGCATTGATGAGTGACAACCCTGCTGTATGGTCTAAAGTGGCAACATTGCAGAATGTGGCTATGCTAGGTATGTCTAACACTCAAGAGTTTGTAGACACTGTTCGTAGTATTCGTAAAAGTGGTTTGATAGACAACATTGTATCCACGTCTATGCACAGTGCAGAGACTGGTCGCTATAACATCTTCACGGGCACTGCTGCTAAACTTGGTGAGAAGAGTGCTTTCTTCTTCAACCGTGGTGAAGAGTTTGCACGACTTGTATCGTTTGATGTTGCTAGGCGTGAATGGATGGCTAAGAATCCCGGTGCTGCATGGACTACAAACGATGCTCTTAAGAACATCATCAGTAGGCAAGATGATTTGACACAGAACATGACACGTGCTAACCAAGCATTCTATCAACGTGGTGTACTATCTATTCCCGGTCAATTCTTGCAATATAACTTGAAACTTGCAGCAAACATGATCGGTAGTGCAACTGCATGGGCTACTGGTAAACCCTATCGCGGCTTCACTATGGGAGAAACCTCTTCCATCCTTGCATTCCACATTGCTGCATATGGTATGGCAGGTAACGGCCTCATGTCTCTTGCTGATGAAGTGGTCGGTGGGTATGAAAACATTGTAGGTAGGAAATCAACTGATGATGAGAAGTTGGTGTTCAGTCAAGGTATGATTGCTGGCCTTATCAATGAAGTAAGCCAACTATCCACTGGTCAAGATTTAAAACTAGGTGTGGGTAGTAGGTTGGGCACGTTTGAATATTATGATAAGTTAGCACGTACTATTATGGCTGGTGATAGCAGTTTTTGGGAAGTGGCATTAGGGCCATCTTACGGTAGTGCCTCTCGTCTTGGCGCAATGGAAGCATTGATACAGCCCATTGTACGTAAAGACCTATCTACTACAGCATTTGCTGAAGCACTTAACACTGTTGGTAAAGAAGTGTTTAGTAGCTGGAGGAATGTATCTAAAGCCTATTATGCTCAACTACATGAGGGTAGTCTACCTAATAAAGAACAATTGCCAATTGTTAAACTTACCAATCCTGAAATCATTGCACAAGCATTCGGTATTGGTAGCAGTTCAGAACAAGACTATTGGCAACTTAAACTCAATCTTGCTGAACGTCGTAAGGCTGTTCAAGAGTTTGCTAAAACCTACATTGATTTGCAAGAGGTGTCTTTGAAAGAGCTTACAGCTAATGGTAATAGCGAACGCTATAAAACATTGACAAACTATATGACTACATTGCATTCTCCACTACCGTCTGGTGAAAGAGATTATTTCTGGAGTCTTGTAAAGAAACCTAAAGGTGTTGCTGCTGTTGCTCCATTTGGAGATGCTGAAACTAAAATGAGAGCAGAATATTTGCGTGGCAACTGGGTATTGAAAGATGTTATAACAACACGTAGCGGTGCTATTGTGGATGTTCAAGGAAAGGAAAACAAGTAATGGCAAAACTACCGGGATTTACAGCAGACCTTGGGCAGATGAATGCTCCTGCTGCTCCTAACCCTGCTGTATTGGAAGCGGCATATGCTGCTGAAGCTAGGGGATTGGATGCTAGGGCAAAAGGTATTGAAATTGCTGCTGCAAAGCGAGGAGAGGCTGTTGGAGCATTAGCTAAACTTGCAGAGACTGGCTACACTATGAAAGTGGAGCAAGAAGCTCGTACTGCTGTTCAAGATGTTGTTAATAAACTAAACACTCCTGAATTTGGTTTTGTTGGTGAGACTGCTGCTGCTGCTCCTAGACTTGGTAGGGAGGCAACAGATCAATTGCAAACTCAGTTTCAAGATATGGGAGAGCTTACAAACGAATCGTTTAATCAGTATGTAGCTAAAGCACAAAATATACAAGCTAATGTGCAACAGAATATGCTCTCTCAATCTCAGGCACAAACTCTACTTGCCTCTGATATGAAACGCCTCATTGCTGAAAATCCAATGCTGGCAGAACGTATTCGTAAGGTGTACAACTCACACACTGGTCGTGGTGATTGGGATGTTCGTCCAGTAGAAACTGCACTCACTGCTAAAGCTAAAGAGGATGAAGGTCAGAAGGTAATGATGCGCCTTCTTGAAGGTGATGCTAAGAAAATATTTGATAGTGGTATAGGTAATAATTTTGGCATGAAGAGTAGTGCAGAAATCTTTCAGCATCTAGTACAGCGTACAGACACTGGTGTTCGTATGGCTACTGCTGTTCAATCTAATGCTCTTATTGAACAGACTAATAAAGCTATGACTACTGGTGATATGAATCAATTCTTTAGCAATGCTTATGTCGGTGCTCAAGCTGCACGTGTGGAAGCAAACACACGTATACAACAATCACTACTTGCTCAAGGACTTGATCTAAGTAAGCCTCTTCCGCAACTTACAGAAGCCCATAGAGCACTCATCACTAATGCCTATACACAATCTAAGCAAGCTGAACGCAATGCTCTTGAAGGTGCTAGGGTGATGCTTACAGATAGGCTTCGTGCTAATCCTAGTCTAGACTCTACTATTGTTGCAGCTACTATTGAGAAACTAAATAAGGAGATTGCTAACACTCCTACAACTGCTAGTTTTGATGACATGCTGAATACATTAAAGATGGATGCAACAGCACGTAACGTCAATGCTCAAACACTCCTTGTATCTCAACAAGTACGTGACATGTCCCTAAGAACAACTTGGGGCGACAACCTAATTAACATGGCTAAAGACCCTGCTACTCAGGAAGAATTGTTACGCCTCTATCCCGGTAATAGTGCAGTGTTGGCATTTGTCAATGAATTTAAGACACGGCAAGGCAACTTCTCAGAAGATATTCGTAGGCACTCTATGATTGCTGACGGTATGTTCAATCCAAATGCTACTTTGGAACATAGGGCTGCATATGAGGCGGCTAAGACCACTGAAGAGGGTAAACGTCAGATTGCTGCAATCACTCAACTTAGTATGGGACAGGGTGCTGCTGCACTCACACGTGGCAATACACAAACTGCTGCAGATATTACCAACATCATTATTCTAGGTAGAAACTTTGTACCTGAAGGGCCAAATTTTGGTGCATTGCAAAGGGCTGTAACAACTGGTTCATGGGAAGGGATGTTTCCCACTGCTGATGCTAAAGCAAAAGAGATGTTTGTTAAAGATACTTCAGGGCGCATTGCTACATGGTTGAATGGTAATGATCCGAATAGTTATATGACTGTTCTTAAGAACAGCATGAATAACATTCAAGAAGGATTGCCAATGACTGTGCAGAACGGTGCTATTGTTGTCACTCCTCCTGCTGGTGCAGACCCTATAGCAGTGATTAATATGAACAAGACATTGAACACTGTCAACTCTCTTATCAGTATGCAGAACGCATTATTGAAAAGGACAGACATTGCTAACACTGTTATATCACAAGCACCCACTCGTCAATTGGAAGTGGGGACACCTACACAACTTCCGGTAGCACCAATACAGCCGGGAGCAACTAATGTACGTGAAGGAGTTATACGCCAAGGTGGTGAGCCATATAGTCTAGCACCACGTAATCCTTTAGCCACTCAAGGTGGCCCTGCTATCCCTGCAGGGAGTGAAGCTGAAATGGCTAGACGGGCAGCAGCCGCTAGAGAAATAAACGCTGCACGTACTGGAGGTACTAATGCACCTACACAAACACCTACTACCCCTAGTGTGGTTAGCACTACTAGTAGCACTACCCCTTGGTGGAGGCAACAATAATATGGCTGACTGGAAAGAGTTAAATGGTTTGCCACAAGAAGAATTGTCTAAGATTAAATATAACGATCCTAGACTAGACTCTTTTGCTAATGCTGTAGAAGAGAGATATGGCCTACCTAAAGATTTGATAGTGGCTGTTAAGAATGCCGGTGAACGTAGCAACACTGGGCAAGTGTCCACTGCCGGAGCAAAGGGAGTGATGCAGTTTATAGATAAGACTAGAAAGAGTTATGAACATGATGTTAACGATCCTATGGCATCTATTGATGCTGCAGGGCGTATGTTCAAAGACTTGCTAGGGATGTATAAGAACAATGCTATGGCAGCTATTGCTCACTACAATGGTGGAAGGGCTAATGGGAAAGCAGCTATGGATGGACAACCACTACCATCTCAGAAAGAAACTGCACCCTACCTACAACGTATACGAGATTACATGGAAAAGAGGAGTGCTCAACAAGCCACTCCTCCTCCCCAACCAACTGCCTCTTTCAGACTAGGTGTTAGCCCTTAGTGACACTGAAGCCGTAGTTACCAATGTTAATGGTGCGATTGAGATATTCAGTCGCATCAACCTTCATCATCTTACCTTGGGCAATTCGGGCATTGATCCACTTACGGATAGCCCGACGAGCCTCATCATACGTCTTAAACTTCATGCTCTTAAGAACTTTCGGAATGCCACCAACTCGTTTAATTGTGTAAGCCATTTGTTTCTCCTTTAAGTTTTTCAATGTACACTGCTGCATCTAACAACTCCTCTTGCAGATGAGTGAGCCACTGTAACACACTCAAGTCTGTTCGATTTGTTGTAACACCATACTTCTCTAGTCCACGTACACTACGTTGCAACAACGACTCTCGTATTGCTTCTACATTACTGTCAGGACTGTTCAAAGGGTAGTGTCCCATTCTTTGCCATCTCATCTACAAGTTTACGCAATAATTCGTTCACTGCGTAACCCACCAACTGCTCAATCTCTTTTTGATTTAAGTCTAGAGAGAAAGTGCCACTACCATCTTCATGTTCTTCTTTCAATTCAATGTGCATTCTCTTCCTCCTCCTCTTCATCTTCTTCATCAGGCCAATTGAAGATTGCATCTTGTTCTTCAACGCATTTAAGAAACATCTTCTTGCTAATGACATACCCTTGAGCCATCAATGTTCGCAGGAAAACTTCTGTTACATCAGTCCATACAAAATAGGTATCAGTAACATCAGTGCCTTGCACACTACTGCTACCATCATCATTTTCACTAGTAAACCAAATACTCAATTTTTCCATATCAATCTCCTTCTTTAATAAACATACCACCTACCATACGACCTTTCCTATCTTTGATAGTGTCATAGGCCATCTCTATACACTTCTCAACTTCTATTCCATATTGTGCAGCCATAATGGTAAGTACCACAATGGTGTCTCCAATACTATCTAATACCACTTCAGTGTTACGCTTATTAATACCACTTGCCAACTCACCTACCTCTTCCATCAGCTTGTTAAGCTGCACTGATGGAGTGCTACCTGTTACCAAATTCCTATCTAGTGCCCAGTTACGTATCTCACTAAACATACTACCTCCTTATGGTGCTCCATGACAGAATCGAACTGCCAATCCATGATTACAAATCAAGTGTTATACCATTTAACTAATGGAGCATATTAGGGCCGATCAGCCCCATTTCAAGCTGCACTTCCCCAAATCTCTTCCCAACTACCTTTCAATGCACCTTTAGCATAGTCTGTAACACTGTTCTCAAAGAAATTACCATGCACAGGAGCATTAATCATCTCTTCCACCCAAGGCAGAGGATTGCGTTTCACCTTGAATATTCCCTTCATACCCAAGGAGATAAGCCGCCTATCTGCAATGTAGCGAATGTATTTCTTAACATCATCTGCTTCCAAATCTTTCATTGGCCCATTAGCAAATGCTAGGTCAATGAATGCATCTTCCAACTCCACCATCTTCTCAGCAATACTGTAAATGCTGCTCTTAAGAGCATCGTTCCAAACACTGCTATTCTCTTTGATGTATTCACGGAACAACTTAATCATGTTCTCAGCATGCTGTGTCTCATCCACAATCGACCAAGTAACAATCTGTCCCATACCTTTCATCAATCCATGCCTAGGAAAGTTAAGCAACATAATGAAGCTACTGAACAACTGCATACCCTCAGTGAAGGCAGAGAAGGCAGCTATATGCTTTGCCGTATCTTCAATTGTATCACCTACACTAATGGTTGTCAAGTAGTCATGCTTATCCCGCATCTCTTTATAAGCTAGAAACTCATTGTATGTAGCTTCAGGCATTCCCAGTGTTTCAATCAGGTGAGAGTAGGCAGCGATGTGCAATGCTTCACGTGCTGCAAATCCCATCAACATCATTCTCACTTCAGGTTGTGGAAAATGTGGTAGATAGTTATTGACATAACCACCAGCCACATCAATATCGCCTTGAGTAAAAAACCTGAATATGTTCGTGAGGAATTGCTTCTCTTCATTGGTTAGTTTCCCTTTCCAATTCTTAACATCTTCTGCCATAGGCACTTCTGTATGCAGCCAATGAGATTGTTCATGCTTCAGCCATGCATCATATGCCCAAGGATAGTTAAACGGCTTGAAAGAGGAGCGAGTGGATGTAAGACTCATTCCATCACCCTTCGCATGCTAGACAAGCACTAGCATCTCCAGTAAGGTTGTGCATATCAATCTCCTTAATAATTTCACGTTCAATGCGCTTAGACACTTTGTCTGCTTTAGCAATCTTATCACTACGACAATAGTATAGTGTCTTTAGTTTCTGTTTCCAAGCCTGAAAGTGAACAGCATGGACATACTTGATGTTGCTGTCTGGTCTTAAGAACACGTTAACACTCTGTGCTTGGTCAATGTATTCTTGCCTGTCGGCAGCATGTTGTATCACCCATCGCTGATCTATCTCCATAGCAGTCTTGAATAAATCTTTATTCCAATTATCCATCCAGTCTAGGTGTTGAACACTGCCATCGTTAGCAATGATTGATGACCACACTTCATTCACCCATCCTTCTTTCATTCCATTGCGTTTACTATACGCTTCTATGAAAGAGTTTAGGTATTTGTTTTTGTGTAAGTAGCTTCCAGACAGAGTATCTTGACGGTAAGCATTTGCACGATAGGGTTCAATGCTAGGACTAGTGTTGCCCATAATAATGCTGCTGCTTGCATTGGGAGCAATAGCCATAAGGTGTGAAAACCTATTGCCAGTGCCAACGCAATCAGGAGCTTCACCTCTTTCTTTACCCAATTGTTTATTTGCTTCATCAAGGTGTTTCCGTATTGTAAGGAACATACCTTTGTTAGTGCTCACTGCTATAGCACTCTCCCAAGGCGTATTATTCTGCTGCAAATAGGCATGAAACCCTAATGCACCTACACCAATAGACCGTTCACGTATAGCAGAATACTTAGCTCGTTGCACTGCATCGGGGGCATTGTCAATGAAATATTGCAACACGTTGTCCAACATCTCTGCAACATCTCGATAGAAGCGATCATCGTTTTTCCACTCATTGTAATACTCCAAATTAAGAGAGGAGAGGCAACACACTGCTGTTCTCTTCTCACTAGTAGGCAGAATGATCTCTGAACACAAATTGCTTTGCTTGATGGATAGTCCCTTATCCTTCAACCATTGGGGCAATTTCCTATTGCTCTCATCAATGAAGTGTAGATAGGGTTCACCTGTAGTCATACGCATCTCAAGAATACGTTGCCACAACTCTTTGGCACTCACCACCTCTCGTACCTCACCGTTATGCGGATCACACAAAGGCCAATCATCATTAGCGTTAGCATCAATCATGCACTTCTCAATGAGAGACATGAATGCATCAGGAATGTTAATACCATGATGCATGTTAAGAGTACGCATATTCTGATCGCCAGTGGGCTTACGCATTTCCAAGAATGAAATAATATCAGGATGGTCAATGTTCAGATAGGCAGCATAACTACCACGCCTAGTCCTGCCTTGACGATAGGCCAAACTACTTGCGTCATAGATTTTCAGGTGAGGCATAACCCCGGTGGACTTATCATCTGTACTACGGATACCAAAACCAATACCAACGCCACCCCCAAGCATAGACAGCCAGTTAGTTTCAGACAGGTTGTTAACCAATCCTTCTGCTGTATCTTCGATGTAATTGAGGAAGCAACTAATAGGCAAACCCCTCCTACTCCGACCAAAGGAAAGTATAGGAGTGCTATAACTAAGCCAATGCTTACTAGAATAGTCATAAAGTCTTTGTGCATGTTCTTTATTGCTCCCGAATGCTTTAGATACGTAGGCAAACCTATCTTGTGGAGAGGCTTCATCATCTCGCATGTAGCTCTCTTTAAGACGAGTGATGCCCAACTCATCAAACAACTTGTCACGTGAATAATCAATTATCATCTAGTTTATCCAAATCTATCCATCCAATATAGAAACGAAGAATACCAATGCTCAATACTAAAGCACTGCCAGTTTCATCCCATTCAAATTCCAATCCTAATGCAACGCCTGATATAAGATCAATGTCGATGCATAGTGCTTTCTGTTGTTTATTAGTCATTATGTAAATCTCCTAATGCATTGTCCATTCTTTTGCTCTCTCAACCATAAACAACCCTTCTGCACGAGTCATTTTTGATGACCGAATAATCAGCACACCGTCTGCATCATACCCGATCACCATGACATCCGAAAGATTGTCTGCTCGACAGAACTCAAGCATCGACAACAGTGCTTGCTCTGGCGTGAAATTTACAGAAGCTGGTAGAGAGATGATGTTTTCATTATTCATTGTGTAAACCTGTTCTTAAGAGCGTCATATAATGCAAGGGCTACTTCGTAGCCAATGTCTTTGACAACTTCTTCCGCTTTATGCTCCTTGACCGTGTTTTCAAAGCTGGTGATGGAGAACCAGTAGTAGGCATCTTCTTGGACGGGTCTTTGCATTCTCTAAGTTTCCTTTCCTCTTTAGTTTTCTCAGTGTGACATGTTTCACATAACACTTGCAAACCACTCTCTGCACAGAACATACGATCAATGTATGTGTTCCAATCAACAAATCCCGTAACAGGATCAACTACAGGTGCTATATGGTCTACAGCAACTTTAGCCGATGGGAAGATTAGTTTACACCCTGCACATCTGTAATGAGCACTCTTCCTACCACTATCTTTGTTTATCTTCTTGCTAACAAAAGCGTTCTTAAGAACACTGTATTTGTTAGGATAGCGACCAAATCCTCCTCGTATAGTGGATACAATGAAGCTACGCATTCGTGCATCTGTCCAGTGTTTCACTCTACTTTCCATCGTCTATTCCTAACAATCCTGATAATACTTGTTTAGCCCACCATAAGTTCTTCCTATCTGTCTCCTCTCCATTCAACCTATTGAAAATACTCTCTCGTTGTTGCCTAGGCAGTCTCTCACACAGGGCAATAATTTGATTGTAACTATATTCCTCTTCAGGTGTTGGTGAAGTGTCTAGTATTTTAAGAACGTCTACGCTGTCATCTACAGGGAGGAGTGTCTTATTAGCATCTGCTTTAATATTGAGGCATATACCAAATATCCAAGTAGGAAAACTGCTATCATGTCTAAAACTCTCTATGTTCTCAAGTGCTCTTAAGAACGCCTCTTGGACAACATCCTCTCCCTCATCTCCCCATCGTTTAACTGCTGTACGTACAAGCCTAGGATGGTATATAGAGGCTAACTCATTAAAGTCGGTCAGAGTCATCATACCTCCCTTGAATGTATAGAGAGATATCTTTATCAGCAAGTTTTTGCTTTTGACTATTCTTTTTCATCTTCACCACCTTATGCTCAAAGTTTTGTTCTTTGCTACGCAATAGACGGTGTTGCGGAATAGCTTTGCGCTTAACATGCTCGGTGCTCAACTTTCTCTCCTTTAACAAGTTCACCTTTAAACCAACCTGAACAATCATTACACTGATAGCGTTTATACGACGTTGTTAGAGTGTGCATAACACCTCTACTCTGATAGTCGTCACTACCACACCTAGGACATACATTCTTCTCAGCAGTGTACAAAGTGGTGTTAGGATGATTAGGAATCCAAGGAAGCAATGCGTTATACAAATCTTCTAGTATAACAACATCTCTCTTATTATACTCTTCCATAATCTTCCAACTGGCCTTGTCATCATTGATACAGCCAGTCCACAACTCCATCCCCTTGTGTTTAACTTTAGTACGCAACCCCAACTGTTGACAAACAAAGTCAAGTTTATTGCTACTAAATCTAAACTGTCTACGCACAACTTTCAATAGGTCTATGTGCTTAGACGGGGATGGTGGCGTAATATCTTGAAGTAGAAACTCCCGATTCAACGTGGGAATGTCAAACTTGATGCCATTGTAATGCACAATAATATCAGCTTCGTCCATAACTTTGTGAAGAGTCTGCAAGCTAGACAACTCATCCCCTGTAACTTTGACATAATGCACCTCCTTCTCGCCATGCCATTTCCAACTAGCACATAGAATGTAGCCAGTGTCTACTATTTGATCTGTAGAAATGTTCTGATCGTATAGCGCCCAAACATATGCTATGTTAGGTGCAGTCTCAATGTCCAAGAACAGGATGCGAGCACTCATGTAGTAATCTCCGGTACACGTGGTGTGTCTACAACTTTGGTAAGCCATTCCACTTTGCCAGCATAACTGAATGCACGAACATCAGGATAGCATTCTTTCTTGTACGGACAATAGGAACAGGTTACGCACAACTTCTCATTCTTTGAAGTCTTGCTCTGTGGCACTGTCTCAAGTGGGTCTGCCTTTGGTGCATCAGCATCTACAGCCCTCACTGCCCTAGCAAATGTATGTGCAAAACTCTGTGTGTCTTGTTTAAATGGATGGTAGTCAAGGTGTCCCAACTCTTTCTCAATAGTCAAGAATCCCATGTCACTGCTCTTAAGAACAGTGGCATAGCCATTCAATTGACCATAGTAGCCGAATGGATCATCTTTTAAACCATCTTCAAACTTCAACACACTGAATTTAGTAACACTCTTAACGTCAACAACTACATTGTCGATAATAGCGTCAATACGACCACGAACACGCCAACCACTGTCAGTATGAACATACTCAACTCCTTCTTGCTTATTGGTTACAGAATGCCCTGCATCTTCTGCAAGCTGTAAGACAAGGGATTCTAGAACATCACCATACATAAACTTAATACGTGTAGTGGGAGAGATCGGTGTTCCAATGTTAGGACTATGATATTTATACCATAGTCGCCTCATGCAAGGGTCAGAAATCTCTGAAAAGAATAGCGTTTTGTCATCTCGCTTCTTCTCTTTCCTTGCACCAAATTGCTTACCATAGCTTGTACCAATCTCTTCAAGCATACATATGCTAGTTCCCTCTGATACTCCCTCATCTATAGCTTCGTGAATATCAGCAACTAGTGTTGAAATGTTTTTCACTCAGTTACCTCTTCAATTGTAGGCATGGATTTAGCAGCCTTCATCTCTGCTGCCTTCATAGCATCCAAATCACCACAAGCATAGGCTTCAAATACACGTGCAATAGCAATAATATCATATGCCTCATCTTTAATATTATCCCCTTTGCTTCCATGTGCAATCCACAACTCACGTGCATTGGTAAGAGCATTTTGACGAACAATCGCTCGTTGACCATCTAGTGCAGGAATAGGAAACACGCCTTTACCTCCTCCAGTGTATGCAGGTTTAGCAGCACTTGCTGCCGGTGCGGATGCTGTAGTAGCACCACCACCAGTGCTAATGGATGCAACATCTACATCATTACCATATGGGCCTTCTACATAGGTAAATGTAATAGTGTCACCCTTACTAAACTTACCCTTCTTAAAGCCAGTCTTATACCACACACCATCAACTTGAAAAGAGTGGGTGCTTTTCTCACCCCACTTAGTGTTAACAGGCTTGCTACCAATTGCGCTAACTTCACCAGTGACTTTATTCATCTTTCATCTCCTCGTTCTTAAGAACAACTTTGTTAACTTCAACTTTCATGCTCACTTCGTATCTGGAGACACATTCGTAAATTTCAACCTCTGTGCCTTGCATATCTTCCATTGCATATCTAGCAGCATCTTCTACAGTGTTGAAAATATATCCATCTTGAATGTATTTAGCTGCAGCATCTTCTTTATGAACCAGTAGGAACATCTTCCATATCTCCCCAAGTTTTACCTACAGACATGCCAACCTTAAGTTTCACTGGCATAGGAATACCAAAATAGTGCTCAATGTGAGTGCTAGTGTTATTTAATATCATAGTTTGAATAGCTTTAGCATATTTTAAATATTCTTCTCCTTTACAGTCAAATAGTATGCTGTCATGCACTGTCATAATAGGTATTAGAAACTCTCCCATATTACTACCGGAATCTTTTCTTTCCTTATAAATACTTTCTGCGACTATTCCAACCATATGAGGAACAATGTCACCAGTGCTAAACCCCTGAATAGGCCAGTTCTTCAACTCAGTGGGAGAGAAGGATGGTTCAGGCTTCCATTCATTATCATACGTATTGAACACATACATTCTACCAGTAGGCATTCTATGCAGATAGGCATGCATAGGCATACCCTTACCTGTATGCTTTGTAGTGATTGCCTTGTTCTTCTCAGCTAATTGTACCATACTATCGTGCCATAGTTTAACTCCTTTATACCTGTCATAGAACACTTCGATAAACTTCTTAGCATCTGCTATAGAACATCCACCTTGCTCAGAAAGTGTCTTTGCTCCAGCACCATACACTAGTCCAAATGTAAGTGGTTTGAATGCCTTACGCTCTGCTGCAGTGGGTGCTCTGCCATACATCTTCTTATACAACTCTTTGTGAGTGTCTACACCGTCAGAAATATCTTGCTGTAATTGTTTACAATCACTAACAATGGCTAATCCCACCATTTCCAACTGACTAAAATCCATCTCTATCAATACACCATCTTCCCATCTAGACACATAACTATTCTTAATACCACCAATGGTAGTTTGATTTTGAATGTTAGGTTTGTTACAAGCTAGTCTACCCGTCTTGGTAGTCACCATAGTAAGATTTGGATGCACAAATTTATATGGTGTAACCAATCCCTTCAAGTTTTCAAAATAAGTAGACTTCTGCTTAGTCAACTCTCGCAACTTAAGAATACTTCGTGTAACCTCGTTGTCAATGTTCTTAAGGACAACATCATCCACTGTGAAAGTACCTACCTTTGTTATGCTCGCTCCAAACTTAGCAGGGCCTAATTGCATACCACTATAGTGTCTACTCTCTACTTCTGCTTTATATTTATCTTTACCATTCTTATACTTGCCAACAAGTTTCTTAACATTAACTTTGATATGCCCACCAAACAACAAATTACTAACATCTTTAGGTGATGACCAATCCCAATCACTGTAAATAAGGCCAGCATCTACATACTTGCACAATGTTGATGATAGTAGTGATTGCTCAATGTCAATGAGGTCTTTGAGAGAGTGCAGTCTAGTATCTATATATCCAGTGTCCACCTTCATACCATTCCATTCCATGATGGTGATGGCTTGTAGACAACGCATCTGACTCTCTATCAACTTCATCATACCCCATTTAGTAGCAGTGGCTAACTGCTTCTTGTATACAATCTCTGTATTCTCTAAATCTCCTTCTAGATAGTTACTTAGTTCCTTAGTAGGAATGCACTCAGTAGGAATCTTAAGTTCGAAATACTCTTTAATCTTATCATCTTTCTTAGTACCACCATACTTCTCACTAAGATCATCCAATGCTGGATAGGTACGTGTTTGCCCTGAAAGCAAATATTCTGCAAGCTGTGTATCCCACACCTTTATTTTCATCAATCGCTGTGGAGTTATCCAATTGTTCTTAAGAGCATACAGCAAATCAAATTTAATGTTATGCCCAACAAGAGTGTCAACATCTTCATTGTGACTGGCGCGGTAAAAAGAATATTTGCCCGCAGTATCATCTTTACGTGATGTACCTGCTGCCCAATCAGCATCTATCAATGGTTTAGATATGTAGTTAACATCATTAAATCGTACACCAACCAGCACTACTTCATTCATAGGCCACATTGGAAATGATGTAGAGGAGATAGGTGAATGCGTAGTGGTTTCCAAATCAAGCACTGCATGCATCAGAACACTCCCTTATATCGTGCAATTTCAGGTTGAATAGACACCTCAAACTTGCCATGTCTATGAGCTTCAAGTGTAGCAGAGCTACCCCATAACTTGTTCTTAGGAAGGTGTAGATAGCGTTTGTATTCATCCTCCTTATCTCTACCCAATGTAATAATGAGATCGGCCTCTCCTGCCTTGTCTGTCTTGCTCCCTCGCAGCATGGATAGTGTAATGTAATGCACATAGTCTGCTGCTTCTGATGCTTGGCTCACTGCAATGGTAGGCCCATATTTCTTAGCTAAGTTACGTGCCCATTCGTACAACTTACCAAGACGCAAATCATCACGTGCTTCTTTCTCAAAGCCATGCACCTTATCCAATTGATCGAATACAATGATGGATGGATTAACCTCTTCAAACAATGCTGTCAACTTCCTAACATTGTTTAGACCAGCATCATCATTGATAATTCGTATCCTATCACCCACCTCTTTCTTATACCTCTCGTCATATTCTGCCTCATGTTCAATGAGAGAGGATAGGGGCACACCGAAATAGGATTGGATGACACGATTCATCACCTTGCTGCCACCCTCTTCGTTGTTCACCCATACAATCGGCCTATCATCTTTTAACTGTGTAGCGAAATAGGATAGTTCGGAAGCAATGAATGTAGTCTTACCAGTCTCAGGCCGTGCTGCAAGGATGACAAAATCTCCTGTACGCAACGGCCCTGCACTGATGTTCATCTCATTCAATCGCCAATTAAAACCACCAGTAGCAACAGTGCTAAGAGTGGTAGATAGTCCAGTAGGGACAAAGACATTCTCCTTTTCTACAGTGGTTACAATCTCTTTCTTGTATTTGTCCATCAACTCCTGAATGTCATCTATAGACACTGCTTCATCGGTACAAACCTTCATTGCTACATTCATTATCTGTGTAGCATAATCCTTCACAACATAGTTCTTAAGAACATCTTCCAACACTGCACTATCTTCAGCCTTCTCTACATTGTCGAAGTAGGTGCGATAGTTATCATACTCTTCTGATTTAAGTTTCTTAATCGTAAAGAAAAAGAAAGCAAAATCACTCCAATGTATTTCTGTAGCACTTGGATAGGTGCGATAATAGTTATTAATAGAGGACATAATATTCCATGTCTCCTTGCTTACAGCATGCTCTTTAATGTATGGAGATAGTCTAGTCCACAATGCTTTGTTGGACAACTTCTTCATTAGCGAAATATCGTACATACACCTCCTTAGATTGTTGCATAGTGTTGTAATTCTTCAAGAGGACGTTCTTTAGGTTGTTTAGTATCATATATTACATCAAGATCATTAGTATAAGGACTTAACTCTTTGTATATATTAACTGCTGCTTTCTGCCCTGCAGTGTCATTATCCATGTATATAATCACTCTATCATACCCTTTAACAAGAGATAGGTGGTGTGGACGTAATGTAGTACCTAACAATGGTAGCACATTAATACCTGCTTTAGCACATTTATAGGCACTTACCACATCTTCAACTAGCATCACTGTAGAGCGTTTATTTTTTACAAACACCTTACTAGCAGTAATATCTCCTACAGTGTAGTATTTCATTTTCTTTGCTGCATCTCCAAACCCTCTACCTTGCCACAAACCATCTGCTACTTCCAACCACAGTCTATCATCTACATCATTATATTGAACACAATGACGTATTGCATCATCCTTATCTAAATTATATTTATACCACCATAATTTTGCGTCAAGTGACCAGAAATCTATGGTAAAAACCCCATGCCTATACTTATTTAGTTCAGTTAGCAATTCTACTGCACTACTTTTAACGGTAGCAGTAGTCTCTTTTGCAATCTCTTCTATCCTACGTAACCCATCATATTTCAAACTACCACGATTGCCACAGTGATGACAATAGAATAGATAGGTATTATTTCTACCATCTTCAACTCGTTTCACATACAATCGTTTCTTTGTATCTGTTCCAGCAGAACACTCATCATGATTTATATTTACTTGTTCCATACTTTTAAGCACATCAATGTCCTTAAGAACATTTTGCATCTCATCTCTACTTAGATACATCTTCTTCCTCCCAATGTCTACAGTAGAAATAGTCACCACATGCATCTATCTCTGCTTGTGGATAGCCGTTAGCAACAAGCCAGTTATATACATCCTCAACACCATCAGGTAGTGGTTTAGGAAAGCCATACTTCCACCCACTAGGCGGGTCAATCATCATCATTCTTCAACTCCCCCAAAATCTTTCTCATGTAGGATGGGCTTGTCCCATGCTTTAGCAATGCGATAGCCAAGTTTATACACCTCTTCCATACTCTCACCACACACATCTACAGCATCTTCAGTGCATGCAATGGGCAGTCCAAGATTGTCATAGTACACCTCTTTCAACTCATACCAATCTTCACCACCATTCTTGGACGGGCAATTAACAAACCTATGATTCCAGAACATTGTGTTCCTCCATAGCAGCACAGGTTAAAGGGAATGCGTTCTTAAGAACATCCCAACATTCAGCAGCCAACATCGCATGTTCTTTCTGTGTGCCATTACCCATACGCAATTGGCAATAGTGCAACCAACTACGTACAGTGCCATTGACATACATACGACTATGTACCATGCCTTCAGGAATGATAGCACGTGCTACCTCTTTAGCCACACCATTATCTACAGCCCAAGTGTAATGCTCAGACACACTAGCCATTATGTCACGTTGCCGCCTCACCCACTCATCATCTATATGCACATCTGCAACAGTGAGAGGCAGAGAGGCTTGCCTATTCTTAGCATCTTGCAATCGTGCATTACGAACATGCATGCCTAACCACTTGAGTGGATTGGCATACCTCTGACTAAACTCTTGAAACGTGAAGCTGCGATGCCGCAACACTTGCCTAGCAATATCACGTGGACATTCAATAAGCATAACAACATTAGCCATTTCAAAGGGAGACCAATGCTTATGTTTAATCAGATAGTCTAGCAGTTTACCACTCCCTGCAGTGACACTAGCAGCAGGATTGGAGATACGTGCCATGTGTTCAATCTGTACATCATCACCCATCTTAGCAATGAGTTCAACCATTATGCTTTCTCCTCGGCAAATACTTTCTCAAACAATTCTTTAACAACTTTCTTATCGCTATCACGCAACTTGTCATAGTAGGCAATAGAGAATGCAAACCACAGATTACCATTGTGACGAACAATCTTATTACCCCAAGAGATAAGTGTACGTGGTGACATAGTTAGGTTTACCTGCCTCTGATTGTATGCATTACGAATGAGTGAGGCAAGTTTAACCATACCCTCTGCAATGGGCTTCTTAACAGCAGTCTTATTGCGAATGATGCTCACCTCATGCATCTTACTAAGATAGTCAAGGCACACAGTGGTAGTGAAGCGATCAAGTGTAGCACTGTTCTGCACCATAGTACCGCTAAATCCACCAGTCTCATCGCCTTGTCCAACAGTGTTACCTGCACAGATAAGACGGAAGTTTTTGTGCGGAATGAATGTCTTATCTTCTGCACTACCGGGCTTCTCTTTCAAGAACAAGTAGCCATCATCTTCCAGCAGATTCTGCAATCCCATGCTAATCTCAGGCGGCATCAACTCCCACTCATCAATAAGCACCACACCACCATGACGCACTGCCTCAGTGATAGGCCCATCCTCCCACACAGTAGCACCCTCACGCACTACCAACTGTCCGAACAACACAGACGATTCTGCATCGGCACTCATGTTGATACGAATGAAGGGAGCACCCAACAGAGAGCACACATATTTGACCAGCGAAGATTTACCGCTACCAGTAGGGCCAGTGATGAGGATTTTCTCATTGTCCATGATGCCAGCAACAATGCGAGCACACTCCTCTTTCTGCACTACATACTTATCATCAGTGCGGGGAATGTGATGCACCATGTTAGCAGGAACATCAGTGAACATGCTGACAGCAAAATCTTCCATGCTCTTAGGAACACCACCGAAAGTCTTGGCATAAGACACCTCGCCACTCTTGAGGATCAACTCCTTAACAGTGGTAGGCTCTTCAGTCTCAGGCACTGCCTCTGCAATCTCAGCCATCTTAGATTCAACAGTGCTATTCATTGCACTAGCAACAAACTCATCCAACGAAAATGTTTTACCAATAATAGCAGCACTCATTATACACCCTCTCTTATAATGTTGTTAGAAATAATAGACAACAAACTAGCTTGTATATCTGTAGCACTATCAATCTTAGCCCACCGTTTATAATAGTGCTTCACTGCATCATACATAATACCTACACCTAGCAACTCTACAGTGGAGGATTCTATTGAACGAATAACATCTTGAGTGTATTGCTGAATATCTCCCCTGCTATACCCACCACAAGGACTACCATCTGATAGAACAATCATAAGTTTACGTTTCTCCTTACGTTGTTTAATGCGTCCATATCCATATGCAATGCTCTCTCCGTCCACATTATCTGATAAATACCTACCCACTGCACTAAAATCGTTAATCAAAGTAGCATTAAGTACGCTCTTATCAAAAGACTTCATTATAAACATTGTATTAGCACTACTACACTCTGAAAATGCAAGTATTTCTACAGGGATACGTAACGTGTTACTAAGAACATCATTCAGCAATACAGCAGCAGCACTAGCGTTAGTGAATTTAGTACCGGACATACTACCACTAGCGTCTACCAACACTTGCACCGCTACATCTAGCGTATTGTTAACAATTTTTTGCTTAAAGATACGCTCATTAAATCCTTTGGCATCTTTTAATGTAGCCCTATACAATGCACTGTTATGCAATGCCCCTTTCTTTTTACCATATTCATACCTATCTCTGCTAAGTATTTGCAACTTAGTACGCACTTGATGTGCTAGTGATTCACTACCACTAAGTGCATTTTGTATACCTCTAATATATTCACCTTTGCCATATGATACATCTATATTTTTACCAGTGCCAGTGGTAAAATCCCACTCCTTCATATCTTCAGCAGCAGGACAATAGGCAGCACCTTTACCAGTCTTATAATTGTATGCATTAATACCTTCACCAGTAACGCCCTCATGTATAGTGTAAGGTAGTATCTGCTTACCTTTCATATCTTCAACTAATAGTTTCTTACGTTCACTCTTTCCCTCGCCCTCACCTTCCCCATCACCTGCACTTGCAGTGGACTTGCTAGGCTTCTGCTCATAGTCTTTAGCATCTTGCCCAAATATTTCCGTAAGAATACGCACAGCTAAATCATACACCTTCTGTCCACCTAGTGTAGGATTTTTGATGGTACGAATGCTCCTAAGAACATCAGCATAATCTCCAGCATGCAGTGCTGCATATACACGCTTACCATCTTCAGACATATAGGAATGGAAGAGTTTGTGTGGCATAGTCCATACATCCTCTCGCACATCACTATCCCATGCCATAACAGGTGAGATAACATCGCACCACTCATCATTAGGTTTTATATGCTTATCAAAATCAGCAGCATAATAGGACATAAATTGTTCAGTGTTTTTCCTATCACCATCATATTCAGAATCATTAAGATAGTCGATGCGATGATCTTCTAGCAAATTATCCAGCAGCATCAGCAACCCTGTAGGCTTATGCTTTTGCAGTAAGGCAAAATCCGAATACTGAATGTGGCTAGTCTCATGCTTTACAAACTGTTTCAGATTGACATTATTCTTATGCGATGCATAGGCATTGATTTTAGGCAAATACATCACCTTACCATTAGTGCGTGGTGTAGCATCAGGATTATCCCACATTACACGCACTCCAGCCTGTTTACACACTGCAGCAATGTATTTGTTTACATCTAGCGCAGTGTATACATCATCTAATATAGCCATTATTCCCTCTCTGTTTGAATGTAAACAGTGTTTAGAGTTTCGAATCCACCATCGAATTTCTTAAGAACACGACTAGTACGTACATCTACATTCTTACCCAACTTATAATGATCGGGACAGAATACACGTGCCACCTCTACATCACCAGTAGGATGATAGGACACCATGCCAGCATAGAATACAACTGGTTTCATACGCTCACCTCTTTAGCTTTCTGTTTCTTCTCAATCAGTGTTCTTAGGAACATTTCGAATTTGGCTCGATCAAATCGCGGATTATCTTTCGATAGCCATGAGCATACACTCTCTGTAAAGTTCTTATTGACTAGCCCTTCAGCCATAGCATCACACAATGAAATGTAATCTTTACGTGTAAGCATTGGAATCTCCATGCAAAATTGATGATAGTAGTAACTCTGCCACGACGACAACAATAGTACCACTCCCCCCAACAATTGTCAAGGGGAATTTTGTTAAGAAATGTTAAGCTGCCATAAACTCCTCACGCATTCTGTTTAGTTTATTAACTAAACCAGACGCATTACCTACTTGTGTTATATAAATATCCATGAATGGTTTAGTATCCATAGGGTAGGATGTAGTGCATTGTAGTGTACCGTATATATCACTACCCCACACTGTAACCCTATTACCCTTCTTATCTATCCATTGCATAGCAATGCCATCATTAGCAGTGATGAAAGTGTTTTCAAGTTTCCATTGACGATAGTTCATACTGCCTCCGTGATAAAAGATGGGATGCTACGTTTTTTCCATGCATGCAGGTGTGTCTTAGCACTGGCATAATACTTGCGGTAGGATGTTATGCTATCACCTTTCACTTTATATTCATCAGGCATTGCAGGTGTAGGCTCAGACCACAATTCTTTTCCGATGTTCTTAGGAACATTTTTTAGCAGCAAATAGCATAGCCCCTCCCTCTCTACTTTATGAGTTTTAGAATAGCGATAGGTGTATTCAGAACATAATGCAATTAGCATATTACATAACCATATATAATTATAAGAAGATTTACGTACCCACACTGCAGACGGGTGATTGATATGGGTGGGCTTATACATTCCCTCTGGTGTAGAGCCATCGCATACATAGTGTGCAGTAGATAGTAACTGGGCATATTCCAGTATCATCTTAACTACATGCTTATCTGTGTGCATTATAGCGCATTGCTTTAGATCACTGTCAAGATAGAATACATTCATTGCATAGTCTCCTGCTCAAAGTACCAGCCAGCATCAGATAGTTCTGCCCTACCAGCATCAGTGGATAGCATAGCATTGAAGTCCGATTGCAATAGTTCTAGCCCGTACAATAGTTCTTCCCTTGATGTAATGGGTGAAGGGCGAGTACCGTACATGTCCTTGTAAAAGTCAGAATAGATTTCTTGCAAAGTATCCGTAGATAGGTCGGTGCTTCGATAGTCCATGTTATGCTCCCATGATTAGGATTAGAGGATCGGTGGATGCCATGCTCTTAAGAACATCAGCATCGCTAAACTTGCTACCGTCTACATAGGTGCAATAGCTTCCAATGCCATGCTCCATTTCCCATACATGCTGTGCAGGATTGATACGCTTAACCTTTCCTCGCTTGTTGTTCTTAGGAACATAGGTGTACATCTTAGCCCTATCACCTTTGGTATATTTAGAGCGAACATCATCCCGGTGGTATATTCCGCTAATTACTCGCATCATCGGGTATCCTTATCTAATTGTAGCATAAGTGCAATGAACAGCACGAATACGGCTAACATAGTAAGTATCATCATGGACTCTACATTAGTCTGTAGAATAGCCAGTAGATAGAGCAAGAAGCCAGCAGTAGCACATGAAAAGACTACAATTGAACGCATGTTAAATCTCCCCATTCCAATTGGCAAGTTCAGACACTCCCAGTATTTGTATTTTTACACTGTAGCCCAACTCCTCAATGTCATACAACGTAGAACGTGAGAGTGTTTTATGCCCAGTAAGCCTAGCAAAAAGGCAAGCTCTTTTGCATACAGGATAGGCAAGGTTATTACCGTATACATTACGTATCTGAATGACAATGTTCATGCTACCTCCACTTACATATTCGGGAGAGACACGATTGTCCCTCCCGGTGCTCTTAAGAACATCAAGCGGCGAGTTTAACTTCAGCCATCATGCTCGCTTCTGTCTTAATGACAAGATCAGCAAGCTGTCGCACCAATTCCTTGGCATTACGTACATCATCCAGTGCATCCAGCTTACCGAAAATCAGCGTAGCTGTATTCATGCTGGCTTTAAACTTTTCGAATTCAGGCTTGCCCGGCTTGCCCTCTTTGATTTCTTTTTCCAATTCAGTCTTGCCCTTATACTTGCCATCCGAATCAGTAAGGCATATGCTCATGCTTACGGCTGTCACAATGACACTCTTAGCTGAACGGTAAGCCGCTGGCATACGCTCCACTTTCATGCCGATTTTGTATTCACCTTCTGCAGCTTGCAACGTGTTCTTAAGAACATCTGCCTTCTTGGTATCTTCGATACCATTGATGCACTCTGCAGCAAATTGAATCAGTTTACCGTAGCCGTTGCCTTGCTTTTTCTCGCCTTGCAGATAGGCATTCAGGCTGTCGACAATCAAGTGTCCAAGGTTTTCCGCAACTGTAGTCATATGTATGCTCCGAGAATTTGCGACAGCGACATTGCCGTCGACCCTTTCCATTATACACATTTTTTGGCCGATGTCAACCCCCTCCCTTTGTCGCGCCTTTTCCTATGCATTATGCGACCTGAAACAGGCGAA